CTCAAGGATGAATTACTCTATAGTGACCCATATAGATCAACAACAGGAGAACCTCATGGCCATGTACAAAGGCAACCGTGATTTATCAGATGACTGGGAAGAGCTTTTTGAGCTGCGTGAGATGTACGGCTCAGAGTGGAGTGTTTTCACACGAGACACAGACCCAAATGGCAGATATTTGGCAATCAAATTATTTGCAAATGATTATGTGGAAAGCAAAGCAAATTATTGGCTGTCTTGGGATAAGCAAAGAAATAGATTAACCAGCCGAGGGCTTGATGCAAAATTGCTGAAAGATAATCGGCCTGAGTTGCATGGTGTTTTGATTAGGAATTTGGAGGCGTGGGCATGAACAACGCAAACGAAACCCAGGTCGGCGGCCAGCACTACAAGGCCAAGACCATTCAGCCCTGGGACTTCATCGCAGCCAATGGTCTCGGATACTTCGAGGGCAACATCGTCAAGTACGTCAGCCGATGGCGTGACAAAGGCGGCCTGGACGACCTGCGCAAGGCCAGGCATTACTTGGACAAGCTCATCGAATTGGAGGACAATGCAGCATGACCACAAAATCCCACAAACCAAGAAAGCCAACCAAGGCAGGAAGCCAGGATCGCGCAGACCTGGCCAAGAAAGTCCTGGAAGGCATGCACGGTGGTCTGAGCTGCTTCAAAGCCTGCCAGGCCGCTGGTGTTCCGCACAGCACGTTCATCGGCTGGGTGAATGTTGACCAGGAGCTGGCCGACAGATACACGCGCGCGCGCGAGGAGCTGATTGAGCGCATGGCGCAGGAGGTTCTGGAGCTGAGCGACTCCGATGTCGGACTGCAGCCGGACGGCAAGAAAGACTGGGCGGCCGTTCAGAAGCACAAGCTGCAGGTGGACACCCGCAAGTGGCTGCTGTCCAAGCTGGCCCCGAAGAAGTTCGGCGACAAGCTAGAAATATCGGGCGACAAAGAAAATCCCCTCGCGGTTGAGCGCATAGATGCTACTAAGCTAAGCACAGCGGCGCTTGCTGAGATAATGAGCGCAAAAAAGAATGAAACTAACGCAAGCTGATCTAATAGCGTGTGAAAAAGAGCTATGTAAGCGCTCGCTTGCGGCGTTTGCTAAGCAAGCTTGGCATGTACTTGAGCCATCTACGCCGCTTGTTTGGGGATGGTGCTTAGACGCGATATGCGAGCACCTGGAAGCTGTAACTGACGGCAAGATAAACAGGCTATTGATGAATGTGCCGCCCGGATCGATGAAGTCGTTGTTGACCGGCGTGATCTGGCCAGCATGGGAATGGGGTCCGCGCGGCATGCCATGGAAGCGGTTTGTGGGCACGGCACACGAGGAGCAATTAGCGATACGCGATAGCCGGAAATGTCGAGATTTGATTAAATCGGAGTGGTATCAGCAGTTGTGGCCAATAGAGTTATTGTCTGACCTCGATGGCAAGCGTGAGTTCGGCAATAAAAACAAAGGCATACGACAAGCTCGGGCGTTTACAAGCATGACCGGGGTTAGAGGCGACTGCATCATACTCGATGATCCGCTGAGCGCGGATAATGCAAACAGCGCAGCAAAGCTCGAAGCTGCACGGATAGCGTTTACAGAAACCTTGCCAACACGCATCAACTCAGATAAATCCGCAATAGTTGTGATAATGCAGCGACTAAATGAGGCCGATACAAGCGGCGTAATACTTGACATGGGCCTGCCTTATGTGCATCTATGCATACCCATGCGCTACGAGCCCGACAGGCATTGTACAACAAGCATCGGCTGGACCGATCCGAGGACAAAGGAAGGGGAATTAATGTTCCCCGAGCGATTCTCAGAGCAGCAAGTTGTTGAATTAGAAAAGGTGCTCGGGACATACGGCACAGCGGGGCAATTGCAGCAGAGGCCAGCGCCGCGCGGCGGCGGCATCTTAAGCACGAGTTGGCTAAGATACTATCAGTCAATCCCGGCGCTGGACTGGCGTATTATTATAGCAGACACTGCGCAGAAGACGGACACTCGGCACGATTACTCAGTGTTCCAAGTCTGGGGAAGATCAACGACTGGACAGGCCGTGTTACTCGATCAGATACGTGGCAAATGGGAAGCGCCGGAGTTGTTGCAGCAAGCGCGATCATTTTGGATCAAGCATCACTCTGTGTCAGCGCTTCGGGGTATGTACGTTGAAGACAAAGTGTCCGGCACAGGATTAATACAGACGCTGAGACGAGAGGGGATACCAATAATTCCGATTCAGCGAGCAAAAGACAAGGTAAGCCGAGCATACGACGCGGCGCCTTTTATCGAATCCGGCAATCTGCTTTTGCCTGAGCATGAGCCCTGGCTAAGCGATCTTTTAGTAGAAATAGCGTTATTCCCGGCCGGGGCGAATGACGATCAGCTTGATCCTCTGTTCGACGCGATAAACTTAGTGCAAGCTATCCAGGCGGACAAAAGAGCGGGCAAGGTAGCCAGGGTCATTCCGAAAACGAGTAAATGGCGGTAAAAAATGACAGATAGCAAACTAGATAAAATACACGCGGAAGCGATGGAGCTGTTTGATGAGTCGTATTTAGCGACAATCGACGAGCGCACGCAGAGTCTACAAGATCGCAGGTTCTATGTAGTTTCTGGGGCACAATGGGAAGGACAGCTTGCTGAACTGTACGAAAAAAGAGCCAAGTTTGAAGTCAACAAAGCTCTGGCGGCTGTCACACGGATAACAAACGAGTATCGCAATAATCGCATAACTGTTGATTTTATCGGGCGAGGCGAATCAGACGACGAGCTGGCTGAGATGCTGGACGGATTATATCGCGCAGACGAGCAAGACAGCGTAGCAGAAGAAGCCTATGACAACGCTTTTGAAGAAGCCTTGGGTGGCGGCATTGGCGCCTGGCGGTTACGCGCAGAATACGAAGATGACGAAGATGAAGATGACTACAATCAGCGGATCAAGATCGAGCCAATTTATGATGCGGATATGTCAGTATTTTTCCCCTCAGACGCCATGCGACAAGATAAATCAGACGCGAAATGGTGCATCGTACTGTCACGCATGAGTCGCAGAGCGTTCGAAGAAGAATACGACGAAGAGCCTGTATCGTGGCAATCAGAAAAATCAGGCTATGACTGGGCAGCACCCGATCATATAACAATCGCAGAATACTACAAGATCGAAGAAGTTAAAGAGAATTCATACACTTACAAAAACGCGCTTGGCAAAACAGAGAAGTATTCTGACGCCGATTTTGAAGACGACCCGGAGCTGAAAGACACTTTGCTGGCGACCGGGAGCACGTTTGTCGGCAAGAAAAGAGTGAGCAGGAAGCGCGTTAGAAAGTATCTGCTATCTGGCACTAGAGTGCTTGAAGATTGTGGATATATCGCTGGTAAATGCATTCCGATAATTATCGTTTATGCCCGCCGCTGGATGATTGAGGGCATAGAGCGCTTTATGGGCCACGTTCGCGCTGTAAAAGACGCGCAGCGGCTTAAGAATATGCAGCTATCTAAGCTTGGCGAGATCAGCGCAGTGTCATCGGCCGAGAAGCCTATTTTTCTGCCTGAGCAAGTCGAGGGCTTTGAGCAGATGTGGGCCGATGAATCAGTCGTTGATTATTCACATATGCTCGTTAACGCGATCGAGGATTCAGCGGGAAATAAACTGCCGCAGGGGCCGCTTGAGTACACCCGCCCACCACAAATTCCCCCGGCTCTGGCAGCGCTTTTGCAAATAACTGAGCAAGATATGAGCGAGATTCTCGGCAATCAGCAAGCTGGCGAACAAGTCGTATCAAATATCAGCGGTAAAGCGGTCGAGCTGATACAAAATAAACTTGATATGCAGTCTTTCATTTATCGCAGCAACTTCGCGAAAGGCATGCGCCGGTGCGGCGAGGTATGGCTAGGCATGGCCAAGGAGCTGTACACAGACAGCACGAGGCGCAAGGCAAAAGTAGTTGATAAAGAAGGAATCTCAAGAATAGTCGAGCTTATGACGCCGGGCATTGATAAAGAATCGGGCGCGGTGATCATGAAAAACGACGTTTCGGCGTCTAAGTTTGATGTGATTGTCGATACTGGCCCTGCGGTATCAAGTCGTAGAGCTGCTGCAGTAAGAGCGGCAACAGGCATTATGGGGATGACGCAAGACCAGGAAACAGTGCAGGTGCTGTCGGCATTTGCACTCATGAACATGGAGGGTGAAGGCACGGCTGACATGCGTTCATACGCTCGCAAAAAGCTGCTTAGACTTGGTGTTGTCAAGCCCACGCCAGAAGAGATAGAGGAAATGGCCCGTGAAGCGGAGGCCAATTCACAGCCAGACGCTAACGCGGCATATATGGAAGCGGCGGCGCAGGAAGCGCTATCAGCAGCGCAGCGCAATGAGTCAACGACCGTGCTTAATCTTGCGAAGGCAGACGAAACAAAGGCCAAGACTATCAAAACACTGTCCGACGTATCAGCGGCAGAGCAAGAGCAGGTGCTGGCGCTACTTGAAGCGTATCAGCAAGCAGCGCCGGAGCAGCAGCAGCCGGAGCAGAATTTTGTTGTAATTGATCCATCGGCACCCGTTCAGCCGGTTTAATTGAACGAGAAAAGGAGCGTAAACATGACAGATGTAAGTGACGAGATAGAACTTGATGATTTTGAGAACGAAGGCGAGGAAATAGAAGAGCCTGATGCCGAGGAAGAATCCGAAGAGACAGAAGCCGGTAATGAGGGTGGCGCAGAAGACAAGGAGGAAGAGGAAGATTCTGACGAGCTTGCAGTCATTATCGATGGAGAAGAAGTCAGCGAAGACGAGCAGGAAGAAGAGAAAGCGCCAGCTTGGGTAAAAGAGCTTAGAAAAGCAAATAAGGAAGATAAACGCAGGATCAGAGAGCTGGAAGCGGAGTTGAATCAACTCAGGGCACCTAATAACTCTGTTGCTGAGGTCGGGGCTAAGCCTGACTTGAGCGATTACGCATTTGATACAGACGCATACGATGAGGCCATGCTCGCATGGGCTGAGCGCAAGAGGGCGGTAGAGGCAAAGCAGGCACAAGCGAGAGAGGAAGAGCAGGCAGAGCTGGCAAAATGGCAAAATAAGCTCAACAAATACGGGGAAGCTAAGGCCAGGTTGAGGGCCAAAGACTACGACGATGTCGAAGCAACGGCGCAAGATATATTCAGCCTTGCTCAGCAGGCAATTATTGTTAAAGGGGCGTCTGATCCGGCATTATTGATCTACGGGCTGGCTAAAAAGCCAGAGCGTGCTAAAAAACTGGCGGCAATTACTGATCCAATCGAATTCGCTTTTGCATTATCAAAACTAGAGGAGAAAATCAGCGTGAAGAAAAAAGGCGTACCGCCACCTGAAAAACAGATCAAAGGCAGCCAACCGAAAAGCGGCGATCATGTGCTTGAAAAACTCAGAGCAGAAGCCGAAAAAACCGGCGATTATCGCAAGATTCTTGAATACAAGAAGAAGATTAAAAGCAAATAAGCTGTAATTCTCTTTACTTATGCGTTATATTGCTGTAAAGATTCGCTCGCTTAACGAGCAGGGATAAATTACGGCAGCCATCCGGCCACATTGGATGAGATAACAGACTGGGGAACTTCCCCATAACTTAACTCATAAAAAAAGGTGATCAGGATGGCTAACGCATTTAGTAGAGAAGAACGAGTTGCGTTTGAAGAGCTTCAAGAAGCATTCAACGACTCAATGGTAATTTCAAAGAACGTATCTGTATACAAAACAGATCAAACAATGATGGCTCGCACGAATGACATCGTGAACTTGCCAATGCCCTATATCGCCCGGTCATTTGACGGCGCGGATCAAACATCTAACTTTAAAGATCAAACGCAGTTAAGCGTCCCAGCGACAATTGGCTATTACAAGTCATCCCCTTGGAAACTTACCGCGCTTGAATTGCGCGATAACTTGCGCGAGGGCACGCTGGGCAAGGCGGCTAGGCAGAAACTCGCAAGCGATATCAACGTCGCCGTCATGAACGTGGCGTCATTGCAAGGCTCGCTGGTTGTTAAGCGCACAACAGCAGCGTCGGGTTTTAACGATGTGGCAGAATGCGAGGCCATGTTTAACGAGCAGGGCATTCAGCAAGGTGACAGATACATTGCGCTAAATACCCGCGATTACAACAAGATGGCCGGCGACTTAGCAGGCCGTGGCACTCTGACCGGCAAACCGCTAACCGCTTACGAAAAAGCGTATATCGGACAAGTGGCCTCATTCGAGGCATACAAGATGGATTATGCTTATCGATTGCCTGCTGCACTTGGCGGCGCTATCACGATGAGCACGCTTGATGCGGCTGTGCAGTATTACATCCCAAAAGCCACAAGCACAGCGTCCACAGGCGAGATCGGCAACGTTGACAACAGAAAGCAGCTGATTACTGTGTCATCAACAACAAACGTGGCCGCAGGCGATTGCTTCACTATTGCTGGCATAAATGCCGTTCATCACATCACTAAAGCAGACACTGGGCAGCTAAAAACTTTCCGTGTCTTGGCGGTCAATAGCGGCACAACCATGACTATCAGCCCGCCTATCATCAGCAATCAGGTGGCAGCTGATGCATCGGCTCAGTATCAAAACTGCGTAGCAAACACGAAATCAGCAACCGCAGCTATAACTTGGCTGAATACTACGGCGGCGCCTATCAATCCATTCTGGCACAAGGACGCAATCAGCATCTTGCCGGGACGAATCGAGGTGCCTAGCGACGCTGGAACAAATGTAATGCGTGGCGCTACAGATCAGGGAATTGAGATCGTAATGCAGAAGTTCTACGACATTAAGACGTCGGACATTCTGTACCGTATCGACACCCTGTTCGGCGTAGTTAATAAGCAGCCTGAAATGTCGGGCATTATGCTGTTCGGTCAAGCGTAATACCTTCCGGCCACGCGAATCAATCGCATGGCCGGTATTTATTTTGAGAGGATATTATGCCAAGCGAAAATGAATTCCCCACTATTTTATACAAGGGCGTCGGCCCGCACCAAAGGCTGGGCGGTACGTATGACTATATCGGCGCAAACAGCGAAGAAGAAAAAGCGCAAAGGCTGAAAGATGGCTGGCTTGAGACTTTGCCGGAAGCAATAGCGGCACACGACAACCCAGAGACAAAAGCGACTCAAAAACGCAAGGGGGCATAATATGGCTGTAGGCGATCTTGTTAGCA